TCATGTCCATGCTTGAGGATTACTGGTTGCCTCGTCGTGAAGGCGGTAAGGGTACAGAGATTCAAACACTAGATGGTGGTCAAAACCTTGGTGAAATGGAGGATGTTGAGTATTTTCAGAAGAAACTCTATACCGCACTTAATATTCCTTCATCACGCATGGAGGCAGAAAATGGATTTAATATGGGAAGATCATCAGAGATCACCCGCGACGAACTTAAATTCTATAAATATGTTGAAAGACTAAGACAAAAGTTTAGTGATATATTCGTCAATTTATTAAAAACCCAATGTATATTAAAGGGTATTTTAAAAGAAGAAGACTGGTACAAACTTGAGCAAGATCTTCGTTTTGAATATGTCACAGACTCATACTTCACAGAACTAAAAGAGTATGAGATTCTTTCAGAAAGGATGGACATCATTAGTTCTCTACAAGAACACATTGGTGATTATTACTCTAGAGAATGGGTGAGAAAGAACATCCTCAGACAAAGTGATAAAGATATTAAACTACAAGATAAACAGATCACCAAAGAACGCGAACTTGGGTTGATCAAGGATTCGGGAGGATTCTAATGCGATTTATTTTAGACTTAATTGAAAATAATGACATAGTTTCGGTAGACGAAGAAGTTCGTTTGGCGATGTATAAAATTATTAAGTCTAGACTAGACACGAAGGACAGAGAAATTCTAAACATCTTTGAGGAAGAGGGTGAAGATCCAACAGGAACAATTGAAGATCCACTACTCCAACCCCCCGAAATGGTGTCTAAAGAGTATTTCTTTAAGAGATATAACTTTGGTGACCATGAAATAATTCTTAAAAAGATTGGCATAGGACAAAACGCCCCGACCATTTCATATATCGACGGAGAAAGATATGAAGTTTTCACCACCGCAAGACAAGCGGAGAAGGAAACACAACGATATATTAAAGACGGTTCTTTCGACAAGGCAAACCAGAAAAAACAGGCGGAT